AGAGCGTATCTCATCGCTGATCGGACCGAGACGAGTCTGGTGGTCGACCCCTACACGAGCAAGGGGTCCACGATGATGTACCTCGCGAGGCGCACTGGCGGCGCACTGCTCGACTCGAACGCAGTGAAGGTCGTGAAGTTCGCAGCAGCTTAAAGCGATCAAGGCGAAAGCCTTGATTTCGGACGGCCGAAAGGCCGGCGGGATTTACTGCGGCAGATTGTCCCGCGACAAAAAGAAACCGCAGCGCCGATGGCGGACGCATACCGACTAAATAGTCGTCTACTCCAGCCGCGCGATCGGCCAGCTCGGGCTCGGCGACCTCACCTCGAGGTCGCCGAGCGTCGACTGCTCCGGAGGCGGATGCGAATCCCTACCGATCGCCGATATAGACCGGCCGGGTGCCCGAAATTAGGCACGGTCAAGATCAGGAAATGGGTTTATGCCAGGGCCACCGAAGACGCCAGCGAATCTCAAGCTCATCACGGGAACGGTGCGAAAAGATCGCGTCGAGACCGGCGGGATCGATCTGCCGCTGGTCGATGAGGTGCCGTCGGCGCCCGAATGGCTGCCGAACGCGCACGCCGCGAACGAGTGGAAGCGCCTCGCGCCGATCCTGGTCGCTAACAAGCTGTTAGCGGAAGCGGACCTCTCGGCCTTCGCTCATATGTGCGCCGTTCACGGAAAGATGGTGCAGCTCTGGACCGCGGGCGAGACGCCGACTGGTCACATGGTCTCCCAGTACAACTCGCTCGCCGCGGCCTTCGGGCTCTCGCCGGCCTGGCGATCGAAGGTCAAGCCGATTGGAAACAAGGACGAAGGCAACAAGTTCGCGAAGCTCAAGCCGGCCGACATCGCCGGCTGATTACGTCGCCGTCGCGATCGCCTACGCGGAAGAAGCCGCAAGCGATCGCAAGGGCAAGATGGTAGGCAAGTGGGTACGACTTGCCGCGAAGCGCTTCCTCGACGATCTGAAACGAGCGCCGAAGAAGTCCTGCACTTTCAACTGGAGCGCGGAGCAAGCAAACCAGGCTTGCTGGTTCATCGAACAGCTCCCGCACGTCGAAGGTGTCTGGGATTCTCCGACGATCAAGCTCGAACCGTCGCAGGTGTTTTTCATCTGCAACCTGTTCGGCTTTCGTAACGCGGACGGGACGCGTCGATTCACGACGGCGCTCTACGCGGTCGCGCGAAAGAACGCGAAGTCGGCGCTTGCGGCTGGAATCTTGCTGTACGTCTTCTGCACTGAGCCGGAGATCGGGCCGCAGGTCATCAGCGCGGCGACGACGGGCGACCAGGCGCGCATCGTTTGGGGCGTCGCGAAGCGGATGGTCGAGAAGCTCCCCGATCTTCGGGAAGCATTTACCCTCGAGCCGTTTGCGAACGCGATCGCGCGCTACGAGAACGGCGGGACGTTTAAGCCGATCAACGCGAAGGCATCGACGCAGGACGGACTGAACCCGTCGGCCTTGTGTTTCGACGAGCTGCACGCGCACAAGACGCGCGACCTGTTCGACGTCCTACGCTCTGCGACGGGCGCTCGAAAGAATCCGCTTTTTCTGTACACGACCACCGAGGGCTACGAGAACCCCGGCCCGTGGGCCGAGGTCCGCAAGTTCGCCTGGCAGGTGCTCGAGGGCGTGGTCGAAGCCGATCACTTCCTGGCCGTCTACTACGCGCTCGACGACGCCGACGACGACTTCGACGAGAGCAAGTGGATCAAGGCGAACCCGCTCCTCGGCGTGTCGGTGTCGCTCGAGAAGCTGCGCGAGTACGCGACCGAGGCGAAGCAGCTGCCGGGCGTGCTCTCCGAGTTTCGGATCAAGCGCCTGAACCGGCCGGCCGCTGCGGCGACGGCATGGATTGACCTTCGCAAGTGGAAGCGCTGCTCCGGTGCGGTCGAGCTCGACGAGCTCGAGGGCGCCCGGTGCTGGGCCGCCTTCGACCTGGCCTCGACGCGGGACATGACCGCCTGGCGCATCGTCTGGGAGCGCGGCGGCGAGTTCTATACCTGGGGCCGCTACTGGGTTCCCGAGGCTGCGGTGCATCAACGCACGGAGCGCGGGTCGGTGCCGTATCGGTCCTGGATGGAGCAGGGGCTGATCCAGATGACCGAGGGCGACGTCACGGACTACGCCGCGGTCGAGCGGGACATCCTCGCGGACTGCGCGCGGTTCCGGCCGATCGAGGTCGCCTACGACGCGTGGAACGCGACCGACCTCGTGAACCGACTGGTCGCCGCCGGACTTCCGCTCGTGCAGTTCATCCAGGGCGCGCGGTCGTTTCAGCCGGGCTTCCAGGCGCTCGAACGGGCCTACGTCGCGAAGAAGCTGCACCACGGCGGCGATCCGGTGCTGACCTGGAACGCCTCGAACCTCGTGCCGCGGCGGGACCAGAACCTAAACCTCGCGCCGGATAAGCGGCGGTCGGCGGAGAAGATCGACGGGATCGTGTGCCTTCTCATGGCGATGGCGCGCGCGTCGGTCGACGAGGTGCGTCCCTCGGTCTATGAAACGCAAGGAATTACGGTGATCTGATGTCAATTCTCGACCGACTCTTTAGCCGCAAGTCGACGCCGGACCAGATCCTGCGCTCCGCCCTTCTCGGGTCGAGCTCCGTCTCCGGCGCCTACGTCTCGGCCGAGTCGTCGATGCGGATCGCGGCGGTGCACGCTTCGGTCTCTGTTATTTCGAAAACCGTCGCCAGCCTGCCGCTGCACGTATATGAGCGGACTTCGACGGGCAAGCAACGCGCGGTAGCGCATCCGCTGTACGAGCTCCTGCACGCGTCTCCGAACGCCTGGCAGACCTCCTTCGAGTTCCGCTCGATGATGCAGTGGAACCTCTGCCTGCGCGGTAATGCGTTCGCATTGATCGTCTGGGCCGATCGCGACCGCGTGCTCGAGCTCATCCCGCTGCACCCTGACCGGATGACGGTCGGCCAGCTCGACGATTTGACGCTCACCTACGAGTACCTGCGGCCAAACGGCGCGCGGGTCGTGTTCCCTGCCGAGGAGATCCTGCACATCCGCGGGCTCTCCTCGGACGGCATCCTCGGACGCTCCGTGATCTCCGACGCGCGCGACGTGATCGGGATCGCCCAGGCGACGCAGGAGTACGCCGGGCGCTTGTTCAAAAACGACGCGACGCCTGGCGTGGTGATCCAGTCCCCGAAGCCGCTCGGCAAGGAGGCCGCCGCGCGCCTTCGCGACTCGTGGAACGACGCCTTCGCGGGCTCGGGCAACGCGCGCCGAACGGCCGTGCTCGAGGACGGGCTGACCGTCGAGAAACTCTCGATGACCGCCGACGACGCGCAGTTCCTCGAGACGCGGAAATTCACGCGCTCGGAGATCGCGGGCCTCTTTGGTGTACCGGCTCACCTGATCGGTGACCTCGAGCGCTCGACGTTCTCGAACATCGAGCACCAGGGCATCGAGTTCGCCACCCACTGCATCCGCCCGTGGGTCGTGAACTGGGAGCAGGCGATCGCGCGCGCACTGCTGACCGCGCCGCGAAAGTATTTCGCGGAATTCAACCTCGACGCGCTGACGCGCGGCGATCTGAAGTCCCGATACGACGCCTACGCGATCGGTCGGAACTGGGGCTGGCTCTCGGCGAACGACATCCGCGCGCTCGAGAACATGAACGCCATCGACGGCGGGGACACCTACCTACAGCCACTGAATATGCAACGCGCAGGCGCACCCGCCGCGCAGGAGTAGAAGGGGATGGAAGTGAAACAGATGCGCGTCGTCGCCGAGATCAAGGCGGTCGACGACGAGGGGACGATCGAGGGCTACGGCTCGATCTTCGGGAACGTCGATTCCTACGGCGACGTCGTCGCGAAGGGCGCCTTCACGCGCACGCTCGAGGAGTCGAAGGGCTCGGGCCGGATGCCTGCGATGCTCTGGCAGCACAACCCCGACGAGCCGATCGGCGTGTGGACCTCGATGAGCGAGGACGCGAAGGGGCTCTACGTCAAGGGCAAGCTCGCCGAGACGCAGCGCGGCCGCGAGGCGCTCGCGCTCATCAAGATGGGCGCGCTCTCCGGTCTCTCGATCGGCTACTCGACGGTCGCCGCGGACTACGACACGGGCAAAGACATCCGCGTCCTGACCGACGTCGACCTTTGGGAGGTGTCGCCTGTGACCTTCCCCGCCAACGACAAGGCGCGGATCACCGCCGCGAAAAGCGCGGAGATCAAGACGCGCCGAGATTTTGAGGGATTCCTGCGGGACGCCGGATTCTCTCGCGCCGAGGCGAAGCGCATCGCTTCCCACGGCTTCGATCCAGATCAGCGGGACGCTGACGAGGATTCATCCGACGACCTGCTGAAAGTAATCGAAGCGGCACGCACGGCGATCGCCGGCTGACCGCAATCATCCATTCTTTGAAGGAGTACTGACTATGTCCACCGAAATCAAGAACGCCGTCGAGGCGCTCGCGAAGTCCGTCGAGGACTTCCGCGCCGTCGATCGGGACTACAAGAGCCGCGCCGAGGCCGAGATCCGCGAGGCCCGCGAGAAGGCGAGCGCCGCGATCGACGCCGCCGAGGCTGCGAAGAAGGCCGCCGAGGAGGCCACGAAGAAGGCCGCTCGCGCGACTGTCGGCGGTGCCGCCGGCGATGCGAACGTCGACAAGGCCGAGCACAAGAAGGCCTTCGGCGCGTTCCTGCGCAAGGGCATCGAGACGGGTCTCGCCGACCTCGAGCGCAAGGCCGTCAACGTGACGACCGCTGGCGATGGTGGCTACGCGCTGCCGGAGCAGATCGAGTCGGTCATCGCGCAGCGCCTGCTCGACATCTCCCCGGTCCGCTCCGTGGCGAACGTCGTGTCGGTTTCGACCAGCGACTACAAGCAGCTCGTCGACACCCGCGGCATGGCCTCGGGCTGGGTCGGTGAGGCCGCCGCTCGCACCGCGACGAACACGCCGACCTTCTACGAGGCCGCGGCGTACATGGGCGAGATCTACGCCAACCCGCAGGCGACGCAGCAGTCGCTCGACGATCTGATGTTCAACGTCGAGGCCTGGATCGCCAGCTCGATCGCCGACGAGTTCGCCTACCAGGAAGGCGGCGCGTTCGTCTCGGGCAACGGCACGAGCAAGCCGCGCGGCTTCCTCAACTACTCGACCGCCGCCACCGCCGACTCGTCGCGCGCCTGGGGCACCCTCGAGCACGTTGCCACCGGCGTCTCGGCCGACTTCGCCGCCTCGAACAAGGGCGACAAGCTGGTCGAGCTCGTCTACAAGCTCAAGGCCGGCCACCGTGCAAACGCGGTGTGGATGACGAACAAGGCGATCCTCGCCGAGATTCGCGCGTTCAAGGAATCCACCACGAACGCCTACCTCTGGCAGCCGGGCCTCGCAGCCGGTCAGCCGAGCACGCTGCTCGGCTACCGCGTGATCGAGGCCGAGGATATCCCGGCGAAGGCCGCGAACTCGCTCTCGATCGCCTTCGGCGATTTCCGCGCGGGTTACACCGTGGTCGATCGCGTCGGCATCCGCTCGCTCCGCGACCCGTACTCGAACAAGCCGTACGTCGGCTTCTACGTGACGAAGCGCGTCGGCGGCATGGTCGTGAACAGCGAGGCCATCAAGGTCTTGAAGTTCAGCACCACCTGATCGGGTCTAGTCCGACCCTCGAGAGGGGGCCACCTTCGGGTGGCTCCCTTTCTTTTGTGGAGCATCCATGCAGATCGAAGTCATCAAGAATTTCGCCTACGCCTACGGCGGCACCGATGTCGTGCATTACACCGCCGGCGAGACGTTCGACGTCCCCGACGAGTGTGGCGAACTTGCAATCGCAGAGGGCTGGGCGTCCGCGCCTGGCGTGAAGGCCGTGAAGCCGGCCGCGACTAAGGCCCGAAAGGCCGCACCCGAGAACAAGTGACAATGGACTACGGATTGCGCCTTATCACCGGGCCGACGATCGACCCGGTCTCGCTCGCCGAAGCGCGCGCGCATTGCCGCATCGACGAGAGTGCCGACGACGGGCTCGTCGCCGGGTATCTCATGGCGGCGCGTTCGTACATTGAGAGCACGACCGGGCTCTCGCTGATCTCGCAGACCTGGGAGATGACGCTGCACGACTGGCCACTCGCCGACGAGGGCATCGTACTGCCGCGTCAGCCGGTGCAGTCGGTGACCTCGGTGCAGTACTACGACACGGCCGGCGCGCTGCAGACGCTCGCGAGCGCGGCATACGAGATCGACACCTCGGCGATGCCGGCGCAGATCGTTCTCGCCGACGGCTACTCGTGGCCGCAGCTCGACGATCGGCTCGCTCCGGTCGTCATCCGTTTCGTCGCCGGCTACGGCGCCTCGCCGGGTTCGATCCCGGAGGCTATCCGCCACGCGATCTTACTGCTCGTCGGGCACTTCTACGCAAACCGCGAACAGGTGGTCGTCGGAGCAGGCCTCGCGGTCGCGCAGCTGCAGTACGGCGTCGACGCTCTGATCGCGCCCTACAAAGTGCGCGGGTTCTAAATGCGCGCCGGTCGTCTCGATCGTCGCGTCACGATCGAAAGCAAGACGGTCACGCGCGACGACTTCGGCGCCGAGGTCGTTACCTGGTCGACCTTTGCCGAGGTCTGGGCCGAGGTTCGGGACGTTAACTCCGTCGAGAAGGTCGTCGACCAGCTGCGGACGATGACGCGTCTCACGATGGTGACGACGCGCTACGTCCCAGGCGTCACGACGGATATGCGCGTGCGCGTGAACGGCGACGGTCGATTGCTTGCGATCGCCTCGCTCGCCGAGGTCGGTCGGAAGCTCGGCTGGTCGATGGCGTGCGAGCAGTACAGTGCTTGACCTCGAGGTTAAAGGCCTGCGCGAGCTCGACACGCTGCTCGCCGGGCTGCCCGACAAGCTGCGCGCGAACATCCTCCGCGGGGCTCTGAACGCCGCCGGCAAGGAGATCGCCGAGGAGGCTCGGCGGCTCGCTCCGGTGCAGACGGGAACCCTGCGCGACTCGATCCGCGTCTCGACACGGCTCGTCCGCGGGACGACGAACGTCGAGGCGAAGGTCAAGGTCGGCGGCAAGCAAAAGGGCAAGCGGTCGGTCTTCTACGCGCGGTTCATCGAGTTCGGAACCGCCGCGCACATCATTCGCGGGCGCAACGGCCCGCTCAAGTTCAACGGCACGCACACGCTTGAGGTCGCGCACCCAGGCGTGAAGAAGAAGCCGTTCATGCGACCGGCGCTCGACGCTCGGTTACCGAGCGCGCTTGAGGCCTTCCGCGAGCGGCTGCGCAAGCGCATGACGAAGGAAGGCATCAACCTGCCGGAGGAGTTCCTCCCGGCCGAGGACGACGAATGAGAGCCGAGAAGGTAGTCAAGACGCTGCTCGGCAACGCCGCGGGCGTCTCCGCCCTGGTCGGTGCTCGGATCTATCCGGGCCCGATTCCGCAGGGCACGACGCTGCCGGCGATCAGCTACGAGCACATATCGACCGTGCCTCTGCGCACGCTCGACGCGGCGGCCGGGTACAGCCTGGTGCAGTCGCGGATCGAGTGCACCGCGGTCGCGAAGACCTACGGCGAGCAGAAGGCGCTCGTCGAGGAGATCCGCAAGGCGCTCGACTACCAGCGCGGCACCGTGGCGTCGATCGAGGTCGTCTCGATCCTTCGCGGGGCGGCGGGTCCAGATATTCGGGACGACGACGTGCAGCTCTACACGCAAGCCGTCGATTTCCTCGTGACGCTTCGAGAGATTTAGTTCAACTACCGCCGCGGGGCGCGGCATTTTCATACTAGGAGAGTACGACCATGCCGAATCCAGCATCCGGCGTTTTTAAGCAACTGGCCTATAAGGCCGAATCGACCTACGGCACCGTACCGAGCGCCTCCGGCGCTCAGTCGCTGCGCCGCGTTCAGTCCACCCTTGACCTCGCGAAGGACGCGTACCAGTCGAACGAGATCCGACTCGATCAGCAGATCGCGGACTTTCGTCACGGCGTGCGCCGCGTCAGCGGCAAAATCACCGGCGAGCTCTCGCCGGCGACGTACAAGGACTTCTTCGCCCAGGCGCTGCGCAAGGCGTTCGTGGCCGGATCGTCCGCCTCGTCGGTCTCGCTGACGATCGCGGGCTCGGGCCCGTACACGATCACGCGCGGCTCGGGTTCGTACCTCACCGACGGCTTCAAGGTCGGCGACGTCGTGCGCATCACCGCGGGCTCGGTGAACGCGAACAACCTAAACAAGAACGTGCTCGTCACCGGCCTCACCGGCACGGTCATCACTGGGATCGTGCTCAACGGCACGACGATGACCGCCGAAGGCCCGATCGCCTCGTGCACCATCGCGGCCACCGGCAAGAAGTCGTTCGTGCCGCTCACCGGGCACACCGACAACTCGTTCTCGATCGAACACTTCTACGCGGACCTCGGTCAGTCGGAAGTGTTCTCGGGCTGCAAGGCCTCGCGGATCGCGCTCGCGATGCCGCCGTCTGGAATGGTGACCTTCGACGCTGACGTCATGGGACAGAACGTGACGACCGCCGCGTCGCAGTACTTCACCTCGCCGACCGCCGCGACGACGACCGGCTGCCTGGCCGCCGTGAACGGCGTGCTGCGCGTGGGCGGCTCGACCGTCGCGACGCTGACCGGCCTCTCGGTCGACATCAACAGCAATTATTCGGGCGACCCGGTGGTCGGCTCGAATACCGTGCCGTTCCTGTTCCCCGGCCGCGTCCTCGTGTCCGGCCAGGCGACCGCGTACTTCGACAGCGTGACGCTGCGCGATGCGTTCCTCAACGAGACCGAGCTCGATCTGATCGCCGCCTTCACGACGGGCAGCGCAAAGGATTCGGACTTCCTGACCGTCGTCCTGCCGCGCATCAAGCTCGGCGGCGCGGCCAAGTCGGACGGCGAGGGCGGCCTCATCCAGACGATCCCGTTCCAGGCGCTCCTGAACACCGCCGGCGGCACGGGCATCGCCACCGAGGCGACCACGATCGCGATCCAGGACTCGGCGGCCTGACGTCGATTTGCCGGCACCGGCCGGACCGCCTCTCGCAGGGGCGGCCGGTCGGTGTCCGGTTTCTTTGTTCAACCCCTGCGAGGAAATATGACTACAGAAACTTTGTTTGACGTCGATTCGATTGCGGACATCGGCTCCGCGGAAGTGAACCTGAAGGTCAACGGCCAGCCGGTGCCTGGCGTGTTCGTCACGCTTGCCGGTCCCGAGCACGCGGTTCGCAAGAGCTACGCGCTCGACAAGGCGCGCCGGATGCGCAAGCAGCTCGCCCGCACGGGCAAGCTCGAGCTCGACGATCCGGTCGACGAGCAGGAGGACGAGACCGTTCACATGGCCTCGTGCGTCCTCGCCTGGCGCGGCATCGGCAAGGGCGGCCAGGCGCTGCCCTGCACGAAGGAGAACGTCCTCGCGCTGCTCGCTGATCCGGCGAAGGGCTGGTTCCGTCGCGCGGTGAAGGAGGCGCTCGACGACGTCGAGAATTTTATCAAGCGCTCCGCCGCGCCCTAATCGCGGCGGCAGAGCGCGAGATCGAGCTCGGCACGCGCCTCGAGGACGGCGCGACGCTACGGACTCACCTGCAGCGCTACGCGGTATCGACCGGCAAGGTCGACCCGCGACTCGATGCGCCTGCAATCCCGGCGGCGGTCCGCCCGCTCTGGGAGATCTTCCTCTCGCTCGCAGGGGCGAGGCGTTCCGGTATGGGCGCCTCGCCGCTTGCGCTATCGGACGTCGAGGCGTGGTGCCGGCTCACCGGCACGCGGCTCACGACGTGGGAACTCGACACGCTGCTCGCGATTGACCAGACGGCGATCGCAGCGGCGAACACTCAAAAGGCGACCTCATAGATGTCGATCGTCAGTAGCGTCGAAATCCAGCTGCTCGCCAACGTCGCGCGCCTGCAGACCGACATGGCGGCCGCCCGGAAATCCGTCGGCGACGCGATGGGCGGCATCGAGAACGCGGTCGGCGTGGCGAAGAAGGCCTTCGGCGCGCTTGGCGTCGCGGTCGGCGTGGCCGGCTTTTCGTCCTGGATCAAGGGCGCGATCGACGCGGGCGACGAGGCGTTCAAGCTCTCTCAGAAACTCGGCGTCGCAACTAAAGACGTCGCCGGGCTGCAGCTCGCGTTCCAGCTCGCGGGCGTCGGCACGGACGCGATGGAGAAGGGGCTCGTCAAGCTCTCGATCCAGATCGCGAACAACTCGAAGACGCTGCAGGCGTTCGGGATCGACACGCGCAACACCGACGGGTCGCTCCGCAGTACGACGATCGTGCTGCGCGACGTCGCCGATCGGTTCGCCGCGATGACCGACGGCGCGACGAAGACGGCGCTCGCCGTGCAGCTATTCGGCAAGTCCGGCGCCGAGATGATTCCGCTCCTCAACGCCGGCTCGGCGGGCCTGCGCGAGATGGACGAGATGGCGCGCAAGCTCGGCCTCTCGATGGACGAGCAGACCGCGCGCGCCGCGGAGCAGTTCAACGACACGCTCGAGCTGATGTCGATGGCGGTCTCGGGCGTCGCCCGGCAAGCCGTCTCGGAGCTCATGCCGTCGCTCACGAACATGGCGGCCGGCTTCCTCAAGGCGATGACCGAGGGCGATGCGCTAAAGACCGCCGCGCAGCTCCTCGGCGTCGTGCTCAAGTCCCTATTCACCGCCGTGATGGCGGTCGCCGAGGGGCTCAATACGCTCGCAATCACCGCCTCCGCCACCTGGCGCGCCTTCATGGCGGCCACGAACGGCGACTTCTCGAAGGCGGCGGAGATCATCCAGACGGCGGGGCGGGACATCTCCGCGGGCTGGAAGACGACGAGCGAGGTCATCTCGAAGGCCTGGTCGAACTCCGCAGACGCGTCGATCACGGCGACGGCGACGATCGTCGGTGCGGCACGCCGCAACGCCGACGCATCGGGTACGGCGGCGCTCGCCGCGGACGAAAACGCGAAGGCGGTCAAGCGGGCGGCCGATGAGTACGGGAAGCTGACCGACTCGCTCAACAAGCAGCTCGTGACCGTGAGCGCAGAGATCGCCACGCGCGGCAAGCTGACCGACGCGCAGAAGCTCGAGATCGACGTGCGCGCGAAGCTCAACGACGAGACGCTGCGGCTGACCGCCTCGCAGCGCGCGGAGATCGAGACGAAGCTCGCAGCGGCGACCGCTGCTCTCAACGATCGGGACGCGCAGCGCGCGGCCGACGAGGCTCGCAAGAAGCTCTCGGAGACGATCGGCAAGCAGAACGAGGATCTCGTCAAGCAGATCGAGGCGCAGCGCAAGGCGAACGCCGAGGCGGGTCTGACGACCGATCAGATCGCGCGGCTCGAGATCCAGCGCCTGCGGGATGCCGCGGCGACGGCCTCGCAAAACGCGCAGCTGCGGATTCAGTCGGGCATCAACGACGAAGTCACGAAGGAATACCAGGAGCAGGCGGCGAACCTGCGCAAGCTCGCCGACGAGAAGCAGCAAGGCGTCCACGTCCAGGCGGCGATACAGGCCCGCGACGCCTGGAAGGAAACGACGAAGGCTATCTACGACGGCCTCACCGACGCGCTGATGCGCGCCTTCGAGTCCGGCAAGGGCTTCATGGAGGCCTTCCGCTCGACGCTCCGCAACGCGTTCAAGACGCTCATCCTCGAGCCGACCATCCGCGCCGTCATGGCGCCGATCGCCGGCGCGATCGGTGGCGTCATGGGCGGTATGCCTGGCGTCGCCGGTGCCTCGACGGGCGGCCTCGGCGGGATCGGCGGAGGCGGCGGCCTGCTCGGCTCGATCGGCTCGATCGCCGGCATCGGCGGGATGCTCTCCTCAGGGATCGGCTACGGCCTCGCCGCCTACGGCTCGGGCGCGACGATCATGGGCTCGCTCGCCGGCGCCGGTTCGATGCTCTCGGGCGGACTCGCCGCCGGGTCGCTCGGCTCGATCGCCGCCGGACTCGGCGCCCTGGTCGGCACGCTCGGCCCGATCGCGCTCGGTATCGGGCTGCTCGTGAAGGGCTTCTCGCGCGGCCCGAAGGAGGTCGTCGCAACCGGCATTGAGGGCACGATCGAGACGGGCGCCGTCGACGCGCGCCGCTACTCGGACTGGAAGAAAAAGGGCGGCTGGTTCCGCAGCAACAAGTACGGCACCGACTACTCGGCGCTGGGCGTCGACACGGACGAGCAGCTCAACCAGACGGCGATGGCCGTCTACGACCAGGCGCGGGCCTATGCCGACGCGCTCGGTCTCTCGGTCAACGCGCTCGCGAACGTGCAGTACCGCATCCGCGTACAGCTCAGCAACGACGAGAAGGCGAACGAGAAGGCGCTCGAGGACGCGTTCGAAGGCTACCGCGAGGCGCTTGCGAGCGCACTCGGCGGGGCGCTCGTGCCGTTCCAGAAGGCGGGCGAGACGTTCGCGCAGACGCTTGAGCGCGTCGCCACGTTGCAGGTCTTCGCGACCGACATGAACCGCCTCGGCGGCGTGTTCTCGCGCGTCGCAAAGCTCTCGGTCGCCGCGCGCGAGGAGCTCGTCGGGCTCGCGGGCGGGCTCGACAAGTTCATCGCCAAGGCGGCCTCGTTCGTCCAGAACTTCTACACGCAGGACGAGCAGGCGGGGCTGCAGGCGCGGTCGATTCAGAAGCAGCTCGAGGCGCTCGGGATCACCGGGCCGCTGCGAAGCCGCGACGACTTCCGCCGCCTGGTCGAATCCGTCGACGTATCGTCGGCCGAGGGCCGCAAGCGGCTTAACGAGCTGCTCACGATCGCGCAGGCGTTCGCGCCGATTGGTCAATACCTCGAGACGAGCGGAAAGACGCTCGCCGAGCTCGCGGCTGCGGCGCCGTCCTCGGCGATCCTCGAGTCGTTCATCTCCGAGAGCGAGCTCGCCGCGCGCAACGCCGAACGCACGGCGACGGCGGTCGAGCTCCTGAACGAGTCGATCCTCGACATCGGCTCGATCATCTCGGCGGCGGTCAACCGCTCGACCGACGCGATCATCGCGCTGCGCGGCTCGGTCGAGTCGGGCCAGGCGGAGATCGCCGCAGCGACGAAGAAGACGAGCCGTCTGCTCGAGGAGTGGGACGGCAACGGTGCACTGGTCACAACGCCGGCGGACTAAATGAAACTCATCCGACCCACAACGATCGGCGACTCGCAGTTCATCAGCTCGACCGTCGCGGAACCCGCAGCGACCGAGACCGCGTGGGTCTCCGGTACGACCTACGCGATCGGCGACCTGCGGATTCGCACGCAGACGCACCGCGTGTACAAGCGCAAGACGGCGGGCGCGGGCACGACGGCGCCCGAGAGCGATCCGACGAACTGGGAAGACGTCGGGCCGACGCTCCGCTGGGCGATGTTCGACCAGGAGGTCAACACGCAGACCACGGGCTCGTCGCCGCTCACGGTCACGATCGCGCCGGGCATCGTCAACTCGCTCGCGCTGATCGAGCTCGTCGGCACCTCGGTCACCGTCACGGTCACAGACGGGTCGGGCGGGCCGACGGTTTACTCGGCGACGATCAGCCTCGAACAGTCGTCGGTCTCGGACTGGTATCAGTACTTCTACGAGCCGTTCTCGCAGCGCAGCTCGCTCGTGCTCACGAACCTGCCGCCCTACGGCAGCGCGCGCGTGACGGTCTCGATCACCGGCGGCGGCACGATCAAGTGCGGCGGCTTCATCGTCGGGACGGTGTACGCGCTCGGCACGACGCAGTACGGGGCGACGGCCGGCATCCGCGACTACTCGAAGAAGACCGTCAACGATGCGACCGGCGTCGTCTCGCTCGAGCAGGGCAAGTTCTCGAAGCGGCTCCGGGCGCGGCTGCAGGTTAGCGCAGGCGCGGCGGGAACGATCCAGACGCTGCTCGCCAGTCTGCGCGCGACTCCCGTCGTCTGGATCGGCGACGACACCGGCACCTACGAACCGCTGACCGTCTTCGGCTTCTACCGCGACTTCGAGCTCGACGTCGCGTATCCGACCGTCTCCTTTTACAGCCTTGACGTTGAGGGTATGACCTAATGCCTACTTCACCGACACCTATCGCCGCGCTTCCGACTCCGCCGAGCCGCGACGATTCCGCCAATTTTGCGACCCGCGGCGACGCCTTCCTCGCGGCGCTGCCGACGTTCCGCTCCGAGACGAACGCCGTCGCCACGAACGTCTATAACAACGCGGTCGAGGTCAGCAGCAACGCGACGACGGTGTCGTCGAACACGACGCTCGCGGTCAACTCCGCGAACGCCGCCGCAGGCTCTGCAGGCGCGACGCTCTGGGTGAGCGGCACGACCTACGCGCTCGGCGCCGTCGTCTGGTCGCCCGCGAACGGACAGATCTACCGCCGCATCGTCGGCGGCGCGGGCACGACCGACCCGTCGGCCGACACGACGAACTGGACGAACGTCATGGCGTTCGTGTTCTCGGGCGGGAACGCGGGACTCGGGACGGGTTCGCCCGTTTTCAAATTGGATATTGTGGGCAACATCCGCGCTTTGAACTCCGGCGCTGATTCGCAGGTAATTATCACCGCGCCGACCGATTCGTATGCACCGTATGTTCGCTGGGGAGTTTCCGGCATCCGCGATTCGGGCATCTTGGGTTTTCCTGCGGGCGACGATGCGCTTGTATACCGCAGCCAAGCAAACAGTTTCAGCACCGGGACGGAGCGGTTTCGTTGTGATGTCGGCGGAACATTTAGAATAAAAGGGGCAGGCACGGCAGGAAGTACGGACGCTGTGCAATTTAGCGGATCGGCTCCTGCGTCCTCCCTTTTGCTCGATTCCTCCGGGAACTTCGGCTTGGGCGTCACGCCGAGTGCGTGGGGAAGTGGCATCAAGTCATTTCAAGTCGGCAACTACTCCGCGCTGACTAACAGCCAAGGCGGCTATACATGGTTGTCGAACAATGCGTTCTACGACACCGCGTGGAAATACCTGACTACGAACCGCGCACTTTATTACGCGCAAGACACGGTGGATGGCGGGCATAAGTGGTACAGCGCCCTTTCCGGCACCGCAGGCAACGCCATCACGTTCACGCAGGCGATGACGCTGACGGCGTCTGGTAATCAGTTACTTGGAACCACCTCTGAAACTGCTGGAACGCGCCTCAAAATTGTTGACACCACACCAGCAATTCGTCTTGAAGAGTCGGGATCAGGCGGCGCAAAGCGTTTAGATATAAGTGTCAACGCCAGCGGCGAAGCCGTTATTTCTGCGCCACAGTCCGCTCAAATTATTGCATTCAGCACAGTCGGCACCGAACGCGCCCGCATCACCGCAGGGGGAATGGCTCTTTTTGGTACTACAAATGATTACAGCCTTGGCACGCAGCCAGGATTTGTATTATCAAGACTTTTTTCTGTGTCCCCAGACAACACCGCTAGCGCGAACAATCGTAACTGGGCAACGGGAGCAAATGGATACGAAAACGGGTCGTATGACATTTCTTCATCAAGCGCAAACAACACGTTTGCCAACAACGCATACCGCCTTGTGGTCACTCGTGCGGGCACTTGCTTAAACACAACAGGAACATACGGAACGCTGGTCTCTGACGAGCGACTCAAACAGGACATTACAGACGCAAATTCGCAGTGGGATGACATCAAGGCTATTCAGTTTCGCAAGTTCCGAGTTCGGCAAGAAGTAGCAGAGCAGGGCGACGAGGCTTTGGTTCGGCTGGGCGTAATTGCACAAGAGGTAAAAGCGGTCAGCCCAGGTTTGGTGACGACGCGCATCGCAAATGAAAAAGACGTTATCGCGAACCCAGACCTTGAAGGAAAAGAGGTGTACGGATTTAAGGATAGCGTTTTGTTTTGGAAAGCCGCCGTCGCCCTGCAAGAAGCCATGACCCGCATCGAATCCCTCGAGGCGAAAGTGTCCGCTCTGGAGGCCGCTTAATGTCTACCGTCATCACCTGGACGATCTCGCACCTCGAGTGCTACCCGCAGCGCGACGATCTCGACGACGTCGTGTTTAACGTGCACTGGCGCTGCTCCGGCGTCGACGGCGATCACGCGGCGTCGGTCTATGCGACCTGCGCCGTCGCCGAACCCGAGGAGGAGTTCACGCCATACGCCGATCTGACCGAGGCCGACGTCCTCGCATGGATCTGGTCGAGCGGCGTCGATAAGGACGCCACCGAAGCTGCGGTCGAGGCGCAGATCGCGAACCTCAAGAACCCGCCAACCGTTTCTCATCCCCTGCCGTGGAGCGGCCAATAATGGAAAACGTCAAGATCGAGATGACCCTTCAAGAGGCCTGTGATGTCGTGAATATGCTCGGTCAGCTGCCGACATCGTCGAACGCGCACGGCCTCTGGTTGAAGCTGCGCGTGCAGGTCGAACAGATGCTGCCGAAGCAGGGGCCGGCGGTCTCGGAGTCAGAGCCGTGAGCGCCGACGCCTGGCTCGTCGCGCAGGAGGAGCGTCTGCGCGAAGTAGAGACGAAACTGGCCGCGCACGAAGCGGTGTGCGCCGAACGCTACGAGGGCATCCGGCGCGACTTCGCGGTCTTCACGACCGAGATGCGGGACTTCAAGAACATCATCAACAAAGTCTCCCTCGGCATCCTCGCCGGCATGGCCGGCATCCTCGTCAAGCTGATCTTCTTCGTCTGATGCAATTCGAGGAGGCCTTCGGGCGCGTGATCGCGCACGAGGGCGGCTACGTCGATCACCCGGACGATCCGGGCGGTGCGACGCGCTTCGGCGTGACCGAACGAGTCGCCCGCGAGAACGGCTACCGCGGCTCGATGCGCGACTTCCCGCTCGCCGAGGCGCGGCGGATCTATCGCGCGAAGTACTGGGACGCCGTCCGCGCCGACGAGCTCCCAGCCGCCGTTCGTTTCGACGTGTTCGACGCCGCGATCAACTCCGGGCCCGCCCAGGCGATCCGGTGGCTGCAGCGCGCGATCGGCGTCCGCGACGACGGCGTGGTAGGGCCGGCGACGATTGCCGCCGCGCGGACCTTCAACGGGCCGGCGCTCGCGGCGCGCTTCAACGGCGCGCGGCTCGAGTTCATGGCAAGCCTGCCGACCTGGTCGACCTTCGGCCGCGGCTGGGCTCGCCGCATCGCGACCA